GCATTTTTCATTGTCAGTGAAAAACAACTGAGATGTACTGAGCGCCTCCGCAAGTGTCCCTTGTGTGAGTTTGTCGCTCCGTCAACCGACCCTGTGTCTGTGTTCGTTGAGTCCCGAATTCATCGAGAAGAGCATCTTGATTATTTCGCCCAATCAGCCTTTATGGACGAATATTTTGAGGTCTTTCGCCCATTCATTGATTCTGGTGAGCGAGGAAAAAACAACGTTGCAAATTCGTTGCTGCATTGTTTTCCCATGTGGGCTTTGTGTCTGGAGTCCTATCAAGCGTGGATGGCCCTGTGTAGTGTATATATGATCATGCCTTGGCGAGCCTTGGAAAACGCGAAGTGTGACCGTCCCACCATTTGGAGGGCTGCTTATACGGTCTTCATCGAGCGTATGTTTTGTCCAGACCTGACGGCCCATAATGGGCTGTGGGCAATCAAGCTCGACGCTCCAATTACTCCTTTCCAGGAAATCATTGCGCGTCACGCCACCGCCGTCCAGAAAGAAGAGGGTCCATCCACTCCCACTTGCGAAAATGCGGTTTCTGGTCTGTTCATCCGTCCTTTGGATGAAGTGTGGTCGTCGCGTGGCGAGTTTTGGGGCTTGGCCAATGACGAAGCTGAACAGTGTAAAAAACTATTCAGGTCGTGTGCGATGCAGTTCGACTTACCCAAAGTGCAATTTAAATACGTGTCACATTGGATGCCGCTCCCCGATCATGGGGGGTATGATGTTTGGCGCCAATATGTCCCTAAAGAATGTGACAAGTATTGTCTCCCCAATGTCAAAGTGGTGCGTTCTAAACTCCCAATCATGTCTTATTGGTTCCCATCTTTGACTTCTCACCATCGTCCGAACAAACAGCGTTTGGTCGCTGGCAAGCAGGGCGTGCCTTCGTGGTATCACGTTCCTTTTTTGAGCGTGGGTGAGCGCACTTTCTTTCCCGCCCTGAGCGCATACTGCGACTTAAATTTTATTGGCCGCAAACCAGGTGCGTGTGTGGAAGTTGTCGTAGCTGACATCGCCCGTCCTTATGAGTTGCCCACCAGCGGCGTAGAGCCTTACGCTGCTAAGACTCAACGTCCAACTGAAGCATCTGTCGTTCCTTTAAAGGACCAGCTCTTGTCCGTTGAAGTGAAACCGGCCGCCGTTGCGAAAATCACAGCTCCGAAAAAGAGTCCAGAGCCTAAACGTGTTGTGGATGGTTCTAGTGATGGCGAAAGCGAGAGTGACGTTTTCAGTCGCGCACCTTCAAGTGGTGGTCCAGATCCTGATGACCCCGATTCGCCTTCAGATGGTTCGGATGACGAACCCGAACACGCCCATCCTCCTGCGGGCCCGGTCGACTGGGCCCGCGATATCGTGGCTGCTTGCCGCAACCGTCGTTTCAATGTTCCGCGAACCGACAAGTTCCTGCGCGAGCGCGCAGAACACGCCGGGTTTACTGTCAATCGCGTTCCGGCCCCCACCCATGTTAATCCTCATTGGTGTTGTGCTGAGCTTCGTCGCATGGCTTTTTTTAAGATGGTTGCCGCTTCCGCTTCTGCCTTGCAAACGGAGCTGGTCGTGCTGAATAGCAAAATGCGCTATTATCGTTTGCTTCAAGAAGTCGACGTTGCTCATCGAATCCGACTGCAATCCTTCAGCTCTCACATTGATGCGCATGCCGCGTCTTCGAGCCTCGAAAACAGCCATGCCTCGATCCAGATGTGCGCTTCCACAGTCATGGCTTTTGATTTGTATGAGTGGCAGGACCAGCCTTTCAGCATTGAGCATGTCATCGAGTGCTGTTCAAATGACATGGGGCAGCTGAAACGACGCGGCAAAGCGGTGTTCCAGTGGGCAGGCTGGAATTTTAATGGGCCGGCCGGCACTTGTTTTATGGAAGGAGCTTGGGTCCGTTCTGGTGATCTCGTGCGCTTCGCGCCCGATAGCTCCAATCCGCGCCCCCCAGCCCATGCCGCCTGTGATTGGCTTCATGACCAGGGTTGCTTGGACGTTAGCGCGCGTGTAGGGGGCGTGCCGACCTGGTTGGCTTGGCATGCTTCCACCAGTTGGGGTGTCGGCAGTCACTATTCAGTTGTTCAGTTTGATGTTTTGGACGCTCCAGTTCGTCCGCATCATGCACCAGTTGCCGGTCAGTGCGTTTTGATCACCACCCCAAAATACTCTAATTCATGGCTGCCCTCTCGTATCAGTTCTTATCTTTTTGGCGTGAACGAAACCATCGTCGAACGGTCTGCCGTAGCTGCGGTCGCCGATTTATCTGCTTTTAAGACTAACACTTCATGGACGTTGAATGGTACTGCCACGACGGTGGCCAACAGTGTGTGCAACACTCCGACTTATAAGTTGATGCGCCGCTTGTTCCCTGATGTCTTCTGCCATTCTCCTGCAGAAGTAGCAGCCATGGTCTTGCAGTACACCGCGCCTCGTCATGCGGTCAGCATCAGTAATCTTGTGCAAAACACTGGGCCGACTTTGTCGCAATTGAACAACTCGTTGGCAGCGTACCCCACTCACACCGTGAATTCTTCTAATGAATTCTTATTTGCAACTGCTTTTTTGGCAGCCCTATTTGCCACGTTTTCTGTTTTGCGCTTTTACTCGTGGCTCCGTCCTGCTTTCAAGGCCAGACCAGCAGCATTGGTCAAACTTATCACGCGTGAACAATGCTTCAACATGTTTCAGCATGTTCGTCTGGGCCTGACCCGCATCACCGATTCAGGTGTTCTTGGAACGTCCATCCTCCTTCTGGCCCAGACAGGTGTTTTCGCCTTTTTCGCAACTTTGGAAGAAAAAGTGAAGAGATGGCATTGGACCATTCCCTATGCCATGGGGCTGTTTGAAGCAGGGTGTCATCAGTTGGACGCTCCCAACACGTTCATCCATGTCGCTAAGCACGTGCACATGGCCAGACTTCCTCTCCAGCGCAGCGTCTTTGTCCACACCGCGCACAACGTTCTTTTGAGCGTGGGTCTTGGCTTTTGGGCCAACGCTCTTTTGTTGTATAGCGCATGTTTTGCAGGAATTTCAGCTGACAGCCGGCCAATGATGTTCACTCGGGCCATTCAAGCGTACATGCGCGAAGAATACCATCGACCTCGAGGCCTGGCTTTTACTGAGGCGCTTCCCGTTGGCGCTTATACTTTCCCTTCGCGAGATTCTTTGGCTTTGCGCGGCCTGGGCGGTGACGCCCCCATGATCTTGATGGACCCTGACATCAAGATCGTGCAAGGATTTCCTCGCATGGACTTCGAACCAAGAGCCCGCGGTCAACATTATTCAATCATCACCCCTTTTTGCGGTGTGGGATGGTATGTCCCGGCCCGGACAGACCATCATTTGTTGACGGTTATGCAGGCCCGCATCTTACGGCCCCCGCCTTGCCAGCCTGCGGTACAAGAGGCATTTTGGACGAGCCCTGCAGTTCAGGCCATCAAGCAACAGTGGTTTGAGCAGCTTCCGACTTGGTCAGTTATCCATTCGCCTGACCATGCACAAGAATGGTTGGCCCACTTCACCGAGAAAACGCAAAAAACCCGCTACAAACGTGCGTTGGCCGAGCGGAATCTTTACGGGCGTGACAGTTTGATGCGTTTGGCCGCTTTGACCAAAATCGAAGTGAAGTGCAACGAATTGCTCATTAAGCCATCGGATGAGCCTGTCAAGCCGAGGGCATTGTGGAACGTCAATTGCAACGTTCAAGCGGTCGTTGGTCCGGCTATTTTTGAATACACCAAGCGTTTTAAACAGCAATATAACATGGGCAATGTGCTCTTTTTCACCTTCAACGAGTTCGTTTGGACCATCACGGTCACCTATGGGGGTGCCAGTAATGACGTCGAGCTGTCAGCGTGGTACAACGAAGCGCATGCTCGGTTGACCCCTCGTAGTGCCCATGTGATCGTGGCCGGTGATGATAGCTTGGTCATCCTCATGGACTCTCGCGGGGTGCTGATGGAGGTCGAGGGCGATGCTAGCATGTATGACCAATCGCAGTCGCACGGGCCTCTCGGTTTTGAAGATGAGCACATGGAGAGATTTGGAGTGTGCGGATTGGTCCGTGATCTTCTGTACGCAACCAATTCAGGCCGTGTTGTTGGACATTTTAGAGATTGGGATTATGCCAGCGTCAAGGCGGTTTTTGATCTTCATGACCGACCGGAGCGTTCAACAGGCTCCTCGACGACGAGCGTCGGTAATTCTTTGAACATGGCTTTTCCGTGTGTTGGCGCAGTCATTGCGTCAGACGGTGACACGATGGAATACACCAATGTTTTCCGACAGTTCGGTTATCAAATGAAGTTCAAGTTCCATTCTGAGCCCGGACATGCCACATTTTTGAAGGGCATGTGGCTTCCCACCACTGACGGTCCAATGTGGTGGTGTCCGTTGCCATCGAGGGTGTTGAAGATCGGGAAGTCCCTGCAGCCGCTTCATGTCTTGTACAGCGGGCGTGTTATTCGTGAACACTTAAACGAAGATCGTTGGCATGACATTGCCCGAGCTTATTTGGGCGAGGTTTGCGAAGGTTATCGGGCCTTCGTGCTTCCACCAATATTGTCTGATTACGTCGCTATGTTTCCGCATTTGGGCGGCCGCCCAAAAGTCCGCCCCGAGCCGTGGAAAGTCCAAGCAGGTCCGGGGCCCAAACCCACCCTAGCTCCCAACGCAATTTATCCGCTATGCCATCGCTATGGGACGACCGAACGTGAAATCGCTGAAGCTGTTTCTCTTTTCCGTCCGGTTCCATTTATTTTGTACAGCCATCCTTTGTTCTTTTCGATGGCGCATGCGGATTATTATTGACGGCGCTGGGTCCGGATAGGGCCCAAACGTAAATTCACTGCTCGGGTTCGCATTCGCATGAGCGAAATCGTTGTCCGAGATCTTTCCGCAAATCGTCGTCTTAAAAAATTGACGAAACGCGAATTACGGGCACTTGCTCCTTCACGTCCCCCGCGCAAAAACAAGCGACAGCGCAAAGCTGCACGTCGTGCGAATCGTCGCAATCGCCGCAAATTCACTGGTGGATCTGCCCCACTTGCTTCCGCCACTTCAATGATTCCTTATGTTTCTCCGCCCACTCTCCCAATGGACGACCGTTCAATTATCAACAACACGATGACGAAGTCGATTCGTCAGAGTGACCGGTCTATTCTCAACCGGTACATTCGTTGTCTTGTTAATAATGAGAATTTTAGCGCGCGTTTTCCCGATTCAAACCCCCGCCGCACGGCATTGTTCACGTCCATTTCTCAAGTCGATGTCCCTATATTGTTTGACACTGGTGCCGCCTCTGCCCGATTTTCAGCTGCTATTCAGCCGATCCTGGGCGACATTAGTGCGCCGACGCATTACCAAGCGGCGGTTGCAAATGTCACATCCGGCTTGGCCACTTCTCCCTGGATCACACATGATTGGTCAGCTGCTGGGGCTTATCTGACTTCCTATAATGGGCGCGATCCACGTGTTGATATAAACGCGCAGTACATTTTGTCGGGCGGAGCTCAGGGTTATTCGATTGCTACGGCACTTAATGGCACTGGCGCGGGATTGGCCCAACCTTCAACGGCTGCCGGTGTCCAGAATTTTGTGGGCAACATTCCAAACACGACTTCCAATGTCGTCAGTTCAGTTGTCGGCAATTTGCCCGTCGTGCAAACCGTTGGGGGTGGCCTCACCGTTCCGGCAGGGCAGTGGGCGATCTCTATGATCACCACAGGCACCACCACTTCAACAGCTGCCACAAACATCGTTCCGGCCGTTTTTGGAGCGAGTGGCATGACAATCAACGACACGGTGACAGTTCCAGCCCAGGGCGGCAACACTGTCGCCTTTTCTGCCGCAGCGATTTCTTACGTCACCCTGTCGCGACCAGTCACTGTGCTTTTCACCATTGAAAAAACCAACGCTGCCACATTCATTGGCTCTGGCGATTTGAGTGCGTTGTCTAACACCGTTTTTATCACCCCAGTGGTCATACCAGCTTCGGCTCCACCGATTAATTATGGGGCTCTCCAGATGGCCCGCCCTGTCGCCCAAACGGTCCTTGCGACTTACATGGGGCCTTGCTTAACTGATGGGGGCCAGATATCAGCTTGTTATGTTCCGCGTGGTCTCTTGGAATCAAATTATTTCGCAGCGGCGGCGAATTCACAGTATGGCCAATTGCAATACTACGAAAATGTGGCCAACCTCGACGGCTCGTATAATGGGCCGCTAAAAAATGGTGCCTATGCCTGGTGGTCGCCTTATGACTCATCCGACAGTGTTTTTAATGAGCCTTCCACGATGAACGCCGACGAATGGCCGTCTATCGTTGTTTCAGGCCTTTACAACCCCACGACAGCCGTTTCTTCGCCGAGTGGACAGGACGTCGTCCGCCTACGCATAGCCACCACTTTCGAATTCATCTCGCGTGCCACCCTCTTTGAGCAACAGGTTTGTGCAGGCAGCCAGGATTTGATCGACCATGCCAATCGTTGGCTTGCCGACCAACCCCATGCCATGCCCAATGCCAGTCACAAAACTTGGCTTTCAAGCGTCCTCAATAAAGGGGGAAATTGGGTTTCAAAAAATTCCGACACACTCGCAAATGGCATCCAAGATATTGGATACCTTTTTGCTTGAGTTTTTCTTGTTCCTTTCCGGGTCTTATATCGCTCTTCATCCCCGTTAAAAGAAGAGCGCGATCCAGCATTTTCGTCGCTGAGGGAGTCCCGCTCGCCAGCCCAGGAAACTGTGCACCTGAGTTGGCAAGGCGTCTAGAAAAAAGAAAATAAAAAATTCGACAAATTTTAGTTAGTCACAGATCGG